AATCCCGCAAAACACTCGGTCGGTAGGTTTGACCCTAAAGACCCAATGGTTGCTACAGGTATGGTGGGAGCACCTGCCTGTGGTGACGTAATGAAACTAGACCTAAAGCTAGACGATAACGATAGAATACTAGATGTTAAGTTTAAGACTTATGGTTGTGGTTCCGCAATCGCTTCTTCTACAATGTTTGTAGAAATGTTAAAAGGAAAAACAATACCAGAAGCAAAATTAATAAAAGACAAGGACATTGCAGATGCCCTTGAACTTCCTCCAATCAAACTCCACTGTTCAGTACTAGCTGAAGGAGCAATATCAAAAGCTATTGTGGATTGGGAAGCAAAGAAAGCAAAAAGGCAACATAATGGAGGCCCTAAATGATAGACGGTTATAAAACAAAAGATATGAAAGCACCAAAGCCCAGTGGAATGAAAGCTCCTAGTAATGATGGAGAGATATTTGAAAGAGATGAAATGTACTTTTTCAAATGGAAAGGTGGAGAGTGCGGATACGCAACAAAAGAATTAGCAGAAGAAGGGTTGGCTAAAGTAAGTGGAAACTCTTAAGAAATTTTTCGGCAAATTAAAGACCTTGCCTGAAAAACTAATTAAGTTTTGGTATTGGCTAAAAGGCTGGTTTGTAACTTACCATTTATTAAAAGTAAGTTATAATGCAACATGGGGAGACTCAGACGACCAAGAGTTCATTGTATCTAAATTTTTCAAAAAACAACCCAACTATATAAAATTTAGAACCCAAGAGGGGGAAATAGTTGAAATAAGAGGCGCAGAAGGTCTTAATTATAGGATACAGGAACTATGAATCAATTACTTATAGGTATAATACTAATACTAGGTTTAGGAAGTTACTACTTATACCAAGAAAATCAAACACTATCAGCCAATAACTTAGCGTTAGAGGGTGCAGTAGCCACTCAGAAAGAAGCAATCGCTTCCTTACAAAATGACTTCGCTTTACAAACAGAACAAATGCAAATTATGACTGTAAAAAGCCAAGCAGCTCAAAGAGAATTAAATAGGTACACACAATTTATACAAAATTATGAGTTATCCGCAAAAATAATAGCAGATCCAGTAGAAATGGAAAGGAAAATAAATAATGGAACAAAACATATTATGGAAGAAATCGAGAAACTTAGCGACACTGTCGATAATCTTGATGATGGTTTGCAGTTGCAGCCTAATTCCAACTAAACAAATAGAAGTCGTAGCAAAACCACTAGAGAGAACAATTGTTCAACCAGTAATGCCGCGAGAAATCGACTTAAAAGACCCTACATGGATTGTGGTTAACCCTGATAACTGGGAAGACCAGTTAGCAAGAATCGAAGAACAAGAAGGAGAATTAGTATTTCTTGCAATGACTATACCAGACTATGAAGTCATGGCATACAACATGCAAGAACTAAAAAGATATATAACAGAACTTAAGGACGTAGTAGTATACTATAGAGAAGTTACTATGCCGCCTAAAGATGAACCTAGCAAAGACTAGGCTTGAAATGTGCAGTAGGTGTCCCTACTACACACGCTTAAAGGTATGTAAAGTATGTAAATGCTTTATGCCATTAAAAGCAAGAGTTAAGAAGGCAAGTTGCCCTCTTAAGCTATGGGAGAGATAGCATGATGGAATTAATTGGATATATAACAATGATTGTTACGGTAGCGAGTATAGTTGCAGCTTCAACTCCAACACCTAAAGATGATGTATGGATTGGAAAACTATATAAGTTTATTGATTTATTGGCTCTAAATATAGGCAAGGCAAAAAATAAAGCAGGAGAGTAATTATGCCAAAAGGTAAAGGTACTTACGGTTCTAGAGTTGGAAGACCAAAAAAGAAAAAACGTGGGAAAAAGAAAAAGGGTATGAAGCATCATGCCTGCTAAGCGCAGACGTAAAGCAGCAAAACCTAAAAAACGAAATATACCTACTAACAAAAAGCTATATGCACGGGTAAAAGCAAAAACTAAAAGAAAGTTTGCTGTTTATCCCAGTGCATATGCTAATGCTTATCTAGTACGAGAGTACAAAAAAGCAGGAGGGAGGTATAGACGTGGCTAGTGGACTTAAAAAATGGTTTGGACAAAAATGGGTAAACATAGGAGCAAAGAAAAAGAATGGCAGATATCCTAGATGTGGAAGACCTAAAGCTAAGCTAACGGGTAAAGGTTACCCTAAATGTGTACCTGCTGCAAAAGCTGCCAGAATGAGTAAAAGTCAGATCAGATCGGCTGTTAGTCGTAAAAGGTCTAAGAAGCAGGGAGTTGGTGGAAAGCCTACCATGGTTAGAACTGCTGGAAGGAGAAAAAGCCGTGGCCGTTAGAAAGAAAAGAACTGTCAGACGAAAGAAAGACTCAAGATTGAAAAGAGTGGGCGTATCAGGGTATAATAAACCAAAGCGTACGCCCAATCACCGCACAAAGTCACATGTAGTTGTGGCAAAAGTAGGTAAAAAAGTTAAAACTATAAGGTTTGGACAACAAGGGGTGTCGGGAGCAGGAAAATCTCCAAAATCAACGGCACAAAGAAAACGTAGAGCTTCATTCAAAGCTCGTCACGCCAAAAATATAGCTAAAGGCAAAATGTCAGCAGCATATTGGGCAAATAAAGTAAAATGGTAAACAAAATTAAAGAAACCGCTTTAAAAGTTTGGAATATAGTTAATGGTAAAGATAAAAACCTAGATGGTAAAGTCGATATCCACGATGCTATGATTGCAGCTGAACAAAAAGCAAAGAAAAAACAGGAGAAGTAAATGAACTACAGATTATACGCAGTGGAAACTGCCTGTGGTACTAGTGTTGGAGCAGCCTCTACGTTTTCAGATTCAACTGAAGTAAGACTATTTAATAATAGTAATGCTAACCAGTTAGTAACTGTAGCAAATGCAGCCGATGTAACATTAGGTACAATGACATTAGCAGACGGAGAAGTAACATTCCTCATGAAAGACCCAACTGACCAAATATTCGCCGCAGCAGCGACAGTATTAGGCACACCAGTTAAGTACAGCTAATGATAAACGGTTGGCTAAAAGATGTTGCCGAAACAGCAGCAGTAACTATTGATAATTTAGATAAGAAATCTCAAGAAAGAGGTACAGTTACTTATGCCGATGAAAAAGTACAAAGTTTGTGCATGGGGTACTTATATCTATTAAACTTATGTGATACTTACGAGCTACTAGAAAGACGCGACTTAGAGACGCTTACAGATTTAATTAAAAAACATACGACGATTCACTAAATGTTAGATATAAGTAGAACAGATATCATTAGTACTGATATTATGAAATTTGATGCAGCTGAAAGGTTTATCAAATTACCCATTACAGAATACATGAACTTATTAGGAATTACTCCTAATACTTCACAGATGGCGTTAATCAATGCTGTCAACAACCCAAAATATAGATTTGTGTGTGCCGCTCTTTCGAGAAGGCAGGGAAAAACGTATATTACAAATGTCATTGGACAGCTTGTGTCACTCGTGCCGGGCTCCAACATATTAATTATGTCACCAAATTACTCACTTTCACAAATTTCTTTTGACTTACAAAGAGGTTTAATTAAACACTTTGATTTGGAAGTTACAAAAGATAATGCTAAAGATAAAGTTATAGAACTGTCTAATGGTTCTACTATAAGAATGGGTTCAGTAAATCAGGTAGACTCTACGGTGGGTAGGTCTTATGATTTAATAATCTTTGACGAAGCCGCCCTGGCTGATGGAAGAGATGCTTTTAATGTAGCCCTTAGACCTACACTAGATAAAGAAAACAGCAAAGCAGTTTTTATTTCAACTCCAAGGGGAAGGAATAACTGGTTTGCTGATTTCTATCATAGAGGGTTTAGTAACGAATTTAAAGATTGGGCCTCTATCCGAGCCACCTACCATGAAAATCCCAGAATTAGCGATAATGATATAAATGAAGCAAAGAAAGCAATGTCAAGTGCTGAATTTGCACAGGAATATCTTGCTGATTTTAATACTTATGAAGGACAAGTATGGAGTTTCAACTTTGAAACTCAGGTAGGAGACTTTGAACAATTAGATACAAGAAATATGGATGTTTTTGCAGGTCTTGACGTAGGTTACAAAGACCCTACAGCTCTATGCGTAATAGCATATGATTGGGACACTAAAAAATACTATCTAATAGATGAGTATATGGACGCTGAGAGAACTACTGAACAGCATGCTATTGAAATTAATAAAATGATACGAAAGTACAACATTGATTACATTTATATAGACTCAGCAGCTCAGCAAACTAGGTACGATTTTGCACAAAATTATGATATTAGTACTATAAACGCAAAGAAATCTGTACTAGATGGTATAGGTCAAGTAGCAGGTATAATTGATAATGATTTATTGCATATTGACCAAAGATGTTCTGAAGCACTCTCATGCGTGGACCAATATCAATGGGACCCTAACCCGAACTTAATGAAGGAAAAGCCAAAACATAATATGGCAAGTCACATGGCTGATGCGCTTAGATATGCGCTGTATACTTTTGAGACATCTGCCAATACGTTTTAATTTAACAACCTACCAAAAAATAAATGTTGACAAAAAGGTGAAATTTTGGTATAATTTTCAGTAATAGGAATTTATGGATTTAAAAAGAGATTTAGTCAAGTACGTACGGGACAAAGCCAAATCAGGCTATAAAAAAGACACCCAGTGCTTTATCTGTGGAGACACAGAAAACCTGGAGTTTCACCACTTTTACGGAATGACTGAGTTATTACACACTTGGATGAAGGATAACAAAATTACGATTACCTCAGCCGATGAAATTATGAATCTTCGAGAACAGTTTATAGAGGAACATCTTACTGAAGTATATGACGAAGCAGCAACATTATGTAAAACCCATCACATGAGATTGCACAGCATATATGGAAAGAGACCAAAATTATCAACAGCACTAAAACAGAAAAGATGGGTGGAGATACAGAGAGACAAATATGGCATGGTATGATAGATTTTTAGGTATAGATAGAGATGAGAAGTTAAATCCTGCTCAGACCTTTATTGGCCTAGAAGAAGGGATATCAATAGATACTCGTGAAAAGAAAGATAATTATCGCTCTGCTTACGAAGAACTAGAAGTAGTTAATAGAGCCGTCAACATGATTGTTGACGATAGTTCTGATATACCTTTTGATGTTGGAGAAAAAATACAAGGTATTACTCCAATAGTTCAAAATATTCGTAGAACTAAAGTAGATTTGCTCTTGAACAAAGAGCCAAACCCCTTTCAGGATATCAATAGTTTTAAAAGGAATTTAATTATTGATTTACTGATTGATGGGAACATCTTTATTTATTTTGATGGTGCCCATTTATATCATCTACCTGCGCAAAATGTTACTATAGAATCTGATACTCAGACCTATGTTAACAAGTATGTATATGATGGTCATATAGACTACACCCCGAAAGAAATTATACATATTAAAGAAAACTCATTTCATTCAATCTATAGGGGTGTACCTAGACTAAAAGCAGCTTACAGAACTATGTACCTGTTAGACAATATGAGAAAGTTTCAAGATAACTTTTTCTTAAACGGAGCAGTTCCAGGGTTAGTACTAAAGAGCCCTAATACTCTTTCTGATAGGATTAAAGAAAGAATGTTACAAGCATGGTCTACTAGATATAATCCAAAAAATGGAGGAAAGAGACCATTAATATTAGATGGCGGACTAGAAGTAGATAGTTTAACTAAAGTAAACTTTAAAGAACTAGACTTCCAACCGTCAATAGCGGCTAACGAGAAAGTAATATTAGAAGCTATGGGTGTACCACCAATTCTTATGGATGGTGGTAACAATGCAAATATAAGACCTAATCATAGATTGTATTATTTAGAAACTATACTACCTATAGTTAGAAAAATGAACTATGCTTTAGAAAGATACTTTGGATTTAAAATTACCGAAGATGTGCATGGAGTTCCAGCTCTACAACCAGAGCTAAGAGACCAGGCGGCATATTACTCAACACTAGTTAATACAGGTATTATGACACCTAACGAAGTAAGGGAAGCTATGAACATGGACGCACTAGACGGACATGACGACCTTAGAGTCCCTGCAAATATAGCGGGTAGCGCAGCTAACCCCCAGGAAGGTGGAAGACCGCCTGAAGAAACAGAGGAAGAAAATAATGAATAGACCACAAGTACTTAAACAACTTATGGAATACTTTCAAAAGAAAGGTAAAATCCTTACTATTGATGAGTATAAAGCAGCAAAAGACGTTCCAATGCGTTTTATGGCTGCAAAAAGAGCGTTTGGCTCTTGGGCTAGAATGACTCAAATGGTAGAAGCAAAAATGAGAGTAGATAATACTGTTATGGAAGCTCCTAAAGTTGAGCCTGCCCCAAAAGCAAAGGCAAAGCCAGCTGCTAAACCAGCTGAAAAAGGGAAGTAATATGTCAGATAAAATTTTTCATTGGTCATCTACTTTCAAAACACTTGGTGAAGATGATGACGGAAGTGTAAATATCAAAGGATATGCTAGCACGAACGCATCAGACAGAGCTGGTGATAGTATTGACCATGAAGCATGGACAAAAAATGGAGGATTAGAAAACTTTAAGGGTAATCCAATCATTCTATTTAACCATGACTATAACAGACCAATAGGTCGTGCTACTTCATTAGAAGTAAACGACAAAGGCCTCGAACTTGGAGCTAGAATTTCTAAGTCCGCAGGTGAAGTAAAAGATCTTATTAAAGATGGCGTACTTGGAGCATTTTCCGTGGGTTTCCGAGTCAAGGACGCTGATTATCTAAAGGAAACCGACGGGTATAAAATAAAGGATGCTGAACTATTCGAAGTGTCTGTTGTGAGTGTACCTTGCAACCAGACCGCAATGTTTTCGATTGCGAAATCATTCGATTCTCAATCAGAATATGATGAATGGAAAGCTGAATTTACTAATGACGTAAAACAGGCTCATGTAACGGACGCAGCGAAGGTTGCAGAAGTTGATGCGCCACAAGCCGTGGGTAATACCACTCAACAGGAGAGACATATGTCTACAGAAAAAACTACTCCAAATGCTGAGTTAGACTTAAAAGCATTCGCGGAAGAGGTGGCAAAATCAACTGCTGCTAAAATCGCAATGCAACAAGCAGAACAAAAAGCAAAAGAGTTAAGCGAAGCCGAAGAGAAAGCAGCTG